GTTAGCTAGTGCTGGAACTCTCCGCCTGAGGGAGCTAGTCAGGACGGCACCTATATTTTTAACGCCACTCCTGTTCGCCATTGTCCACGATAACCTCGTAAAGTTTTCAACGTAAGATCGTGGTGATACCTCCGCCTCCGTAACCCAATTCCCACTCACGCACGACGCTGCTGCTCGGGCCATATAACCGAAGGCCTCTTTTTCACGATATGCGACTCGCAGGAACTCTCCGCCGACGTTGCCAACTGACTGTTTTGACCTGTTCACCCTGAGAGGTGATCTCTCTACATTTGCCACTATCCGGCTTATCGCCTCGCTACCGCCAGACATGATGACGTCGTCCCCGGCGTGCAGGCTCTTGACCGAATTGTAGTCCGGACCCGCAACCATCCTACAATACGCCGCGTTCAAGATAGTGTTTACGAAGGTTGTTGCCCTATGGCCAGAAGGAAGTGTCCCAACCATTTTCTTGGTCTCTAACTTCCCTGTCCTCGAGCTCACCCACCTCACATACATTGAATCCCAGCTCTCAACTGCCCATGATAGTACATCATGCGGGGCCCCAGCGCATGCCTCTTCTATCACCATCCTCATGGCGTCCAGTGTATGCTGGGAATTGTAGTCGTCAAAGTCAAGCATAAAACGGTAAGGCCCCTCCTGACCCAGCCGAGGGTATAGTTTCCCTTGTAGCTCGGACCCCGGGTTCAGTAAGGCCCGCCTGTTTCTCCACACTGCCTCCACTGGCTGGAGTAAGTAGTCGAATGTAAAGTACGATCTCGAGTCACACCCGTATATCGCCCTGGTCTTTCCGTGCTCCAGTTTCCATGATAATCCAGACCATACCTCTGGTTTCCCGAAAGCTACTAAGTTCTCCTCGATCGCCTCTGAGAACTCCCTCCGTGTCGGTTGTGGTGGCAGATCCAACCTCTGTCCAAATACCACATCCTCGATCTTCCGAGTGTGGGACCCACTCTTCGTGTACATCCATCTACGGCTCCAGTACGAATCCTTGTCGTCCCACTTGGGCTCGACAACCAACTCCTCCGCGAGGACGTCACGAATGGCTTCCCTTAATAGGATGGGATCCATTACTGCCGCCTTCTCAGATAGGAACCTCTTTTTACTTATCCTTGGCATCACGTCTTCATCCGCATTCCCAGGGACTGCGCCCCTCCCAACCAGTACGTTGAGTTCACACACCATTGCCCCCTCTCGTGTTGAATTCAATCCAACTGACTTAACTGCTGTAGAGATTTCTTTAATACATCCGCTAATGTGCCGTAGAGACATCACAGTTAGTGCTATCTCCTGATTTACCTCGAATGCTGCGACATACCATATCAACCATCCTGCCGCCTCGTCATTACCACACCCGACCAATCCCTCCATGACTAGCGGGAGCGATGACCAACACCCGGGGTAGTACCTTTTGATGTCCGTTAACACGTCAGATACCCGCACATTTGTTTTTGTCGCCGCCGCCGGGTGGTCTTTTAACGGAAAGACTATACGGTCATCAACTATACCACTCTGTATCAAGTCAAGCATAATGCTGCACTTGCCAAAGCTTCCGCCCTCCTCCATCAGAAGTTGAGCCAATTCAGCAACCTTCATCTCACCAATTCTAGTACCAGTCTTCCTTGACACGGCCGCTCTCAACATTGTCAGCTTTGAGAAGGCATCGTCTAGGTAGTCCCGGCACCACATCTCCCCCGTCTTCTCTGGTGCATTAACCCTACCCTCCAGTAGGTCCTTAGGATATTCCGTATCCAATATATACTCCCAGCACCTCACATACGCCCTTGAGACCGCCGAGGGCAATTGTGTGTCGTAACGCTTTCCGCCCCCTCTCCTTAATAACTTCTCCTCATCCATAAGGCGGTCACCGTATGCTGACAGTGCTGCGTAGTAATCTCCCGAAGCTTCAGGCGACGGTCCTTCCATACCACTTCCTCCGCCATTCAGCTTTACGGCTGACATTAAGGATGACGAGCCCCTCTTCCACTTATTCTTCTTGTTGCGTCCGATAGAACGCGT